ATGCCTTCATGATTGGGAGGTGGTAAGTAAAACTGAATATATTGATTGTTGGAAAATCTTATTAAAATGTAAGAAGTGCGGTAAACTTAGAAAAAGAGAGTATGAGAGATCCATCTATTCATATAACTAAGCATCAATTCGAAAAATCCTATCTCAGTTAGAGGTATATAATTTTCCAATTGATGCTTTCTTTGTTATTGCCCGTAAGGAAGCAATAAATACTAGAGTTGTAGTTGTTACAAACAATAAAACAACTAAGAAAGTTTCTAACATTTTACTAGCATCTAAGGGAGATGCTGCTTTAGTTGCTGATATTATATATGCAACTCGTATAAAACTAAAGCATAGAGGAGTTAGAAAAATAAGAGAAACAGAACCAAGAAATTGGGCGGTATGTAAAAAGATAGCTGAGCTCTGTAATCAATTCTGTGAAGATTTCCAATTAGATACCCGGGAAGGTTTTATCAAATACATCGAACTTGGTATCAAGAAAATGGATGGTAATTACAATAACCTCCTAAACAGATTATCTTCTATGTCAGAAAAGATTTCAGATTTATATTCTGCTACATTGGAAATGGAAGATGATTCTGGTAATGCTAAAGCTATCCATGATTACTTCATAAAAAGGGTAGCAGATGTTACTGGTATATACGAATCATTTGTTAATCAACCAGATAAGTATATACACTTTGTAAGGCTAGATAAATTCTTATCTGAGAAAGGATGGGATCCCACCCAATTTATCGATGCTCAATTCGAATCTCTTGCTTGGTGTAATGGTTTACCTGAACCTAGTCAGATGTATAATGACAAGGCTATCGAAAGGTATAATAAATACCTATTTAAACATAAGAATCATTCACAATCAGAGGAACCTAAAGTAGAGGGAAGCCTCTGGTCAAAAATTAATAAATTATGAAAGCTTTTAAAAATCGTTTAGAGGAGATGGCAGAAGCCACTGTAAATGCTTTGGATTATTCCGATAGCAAAGTAGAATACCCCGATATTTCTATAGTTCAGAAATGGCCTAAGGAAATAATATTACCCTTGTATGATTTATACAAGAATACTAGGTATTCAGAATTAACTTCAATTCTTATGTATACTTCGCATCAGGCTAGGTTTGAAGAAATAGGAGAATTGATGCTTGGTATCGGATTAGTAGAGATGGTACATTATGATAAGCTGGGAGACTTCTTATTAAAAGCTTCTGATGTAATGGACACCGATATACCAGGAAATAATCAGTTAACTGTATATCCCCTAATAGATCTTGGTACTTCAGCAGAATCTGCTTTAAGATTATCATTACAAGCAGAAAAAGAAACTCTAGAAGAATATTATAAAGTATTCGATTCTTTGAATAAAAAGAAGAGTATATAAAGAGAAGTGATTATATTCCAGTTACCTATCTTATCCAGAAATTCATTGCTGATGAAGAATATCACATTTCTCTTTTAAAGAAAGCTCTGAAAGAATACGAGGATTCCAATGACGAACCTAAGAAATGTAAATCAGTAACAGTAATCATATGAAAATCATAATTCGTAATTGTAACGTTGCAGAATTAGATATACCCCTAAAATATGCAATTAAGTTATATAACGAATTTGCTATCAGACACCCCAATGCCTTTTACCTCCGTACTAGGCAACGGGGTATGCAAAACTGGGATGGCAAAATAAAGTATATAACCAAGACTGGTCAATTTAAGATAGGCTTACTTCCTTCAGTATATAAAAGATGTATTGAACTTGGAATTAAGCCTATCATAGTAGATATGAGACAACCTTTACCAAAAGTCAGTAAAGTTGTAACTCAGATAGGTAAGTATAAATTAAGACCCGAACAAGAGAAAGCTGTTAAGGCAATCTTATCTAATAAACTAGGTGAAACACCTTTTCAGATTGGGGTATTAGATTATACAGTAAATGCAGGTAAAACTCTGATTATGTCTGCCTTATATTTATCATATAAGAAGCAATTAAAGACTTTGCTTATAACTAATGACTCCGATTGGTTAAATCAAGCTAGAGATGAATTTAAGCAATATCTACCGGGAGAAGATATTACCTTTGTTCAAGGTAAAGTTTTAAACTGGAGTAATTTACCATCGGTATGGTTCAATCTATTTCTCGGAATATGAAATATTATCAGAATGAACTTGCTAAGATTGATATGGTATTAATCGATGAAGCTGACCAAGGAGGTAGTAAGCAATATCAGAATGTGATCACTAGGTTATTTAATACCCGAGTTAGAATCGGATTATCTGGTACCATTTATATGAGTAAGCTTGCCAAGGATAAAGTTAAGAATATGAATTTACGTTGTTTCTTTGGCGATGTAATAGCAGAGTTTAAACTTAAGGACTCGATTAAGAAAGGGTATTCAACAAAGACAATTGTAAAAACAGTAGAAGGTAAACCTTGGTTTGGTAATTGGGAATCAGATTGTATGTCCTATAATGAAATATATGATGATTCCATTACCCATAATAAGATTGCCTGGACCATGGCATTAGATAGGTTGAAATGGAACCTTAATCAAGGTAGATATCCTGCTCTCGTAGTATGTAAGCATATTGCACACTGTGAAAATCTATGCAAATTCTTTAAAAAGAAGCTAGATAATAAATATAATATTGCCTGTGTTCATGTTAATACTCCTACTAAATTAAGACAACAGATAATGAAAGATTTTAGGGAAGGTAAAACAGATATCCTTGTATCAACTACAATTATTGCTCGAGGTAAAAACTTCCCTAAGCTCAGATATTTGTTGAATACTGCCAGTATGGATTCTCAAGAAAAATCAATTCAGTTCTTAGGACGATTGGTAAGAAAGGATGAATCCAAATCCAAAGTTTACCTAGATGATTTACATTATCCCGGGAATTATTTAAGTAGGCATGGGAATCATAGAAGAAAGTATTATCAAGATCAAGGACTTAAAGTTATCCGGTTAAGTAAGCTCTGGGATAAGTACCCTAGACATAAGCCTTTTCAAGGATAATAATTTCTGACTATGAGTATATACTTTTTCTCCGTAGGAGAAAAGTATATTACATGTTACGTTAAGAGGCATTAATCATAATAATCATAAACAATGAAGATTCTACAAAAATCAAATCATTATTCAATTGTTCTGTAATACCTCCAGAACATATATTCAATGGCATAGGAATAGAATATATAACTCCTATCAAAAAATCCAGGGATAAGCCTGATGAAGTTCGATATTATTTTATGATTCATTTTCAATCTGGGTTAGTAATCAAAGTTCAGATATATACTTCTGAAATAGAAGTACCGACCATTCTTCTGTCTATCAGGGAACTATTTATAAATGGTATAGGACATTCATATATTACTCTGTATCAAGATGAGATGATGGATGTTCAAATCATAAGATACTATCATAAAGAATTTTAAATTGGGAATTATGGCAAAGAAGAAACAAACTTTACCTGATATCAAGAATCAGGATCCTTTAGAACCTATTAATATTGCAGAACTGGGTTCTAATTCAGACCCTTGTTTTGGTATTGGTTATGACTTATCAACTAAAGAATGTAAATTATGCGGAGACTCAGAATTATGTGCATTCAAGATGTCACAGAATATGAATATCACAAGGAAAGAGCTAGAACAGAAGAATCAATACAAGGATTTGGATGTATTAGAAGACACGGTTGGAATCAAGAAATACATCCGAGGCTTGATTCGGAAAGGGAAAGAAAGAAAAGAAGTTATTACCAAAACCATTGAGAAATTCGAAGTACCAAGAAAACGTATTAGAGAACTTTATAAAGAATGCAAAAAATAGAAATGATATGGGCTATGTTCAAGGTATACCTTAACAACCCAAATTACTATGTGAAACAAGAGGATATACTTGCTAATGTATGCGGCAATGGAAGCAGAGATGTAAGGAGGATGATGAACTCTCTTGGTATTCACAAGGGAGATCCATCAACATTAACTTACGGCCAACTTTTAAAACAATGCAATATAATATGAACAGATTAAGATTTATCAAAGTAAGAGACGTAAAATCTCCCTCAAGAGGAAACGAAGGAGATGCAGGTTTAGATTTCTATATCCCTGAAGACTTAACTCTACAGGATTTAGTAAAAGCTAATTCTCAATTAATGTTTCATTCTGAAACACCAGAACCAGGTAAAGTAAGCCTTGGATATAATCCAAATAACCAAGTACAATTCATTTACATCTTCCCATTTACCAGAATACTGATCCCATCAGGTATCAGAGGTTTATTAGAACCAAGAGATTCTATGCTGATGGCAGCAAACAAATCGGGTATATCAACTAAGCAGGGACTTATATATACTGCTGAGATAGTAGATTCTCCATATACCGGAGAAATTCATATAGGTGTATATAATACTTCTCATGAGATTCAAGTAATAGAAGCTGGAACCAAGTTAGTACAGTTTATTCATGTACCCATTTATCTTACAGAACCAGAAGAAGTAATCAAGGAAGAATTTGATGAAGATGCTTCAACTTGGGGAACAAGAGGTAATAAAGGATTCGGATCAACCAATTAATATCATAATATATGGCAACTTTAGATGAACTAGCAAATAGGATATCGGTATTAGAGAATCAATATTCAACTTTAAACCGTGTAGTGAACAGGCATACTACTGAGATACATAATCTTGATACTAGATTAGATACTGCAGAATTTAAATTGAATAATCATGAGGAACGGCTTAAAACTCTAGAAGTTAAAGTAGTAGATCACGAAAGAAGACTACAACTGATAGAGAATTCTCATATAAAGTATACAGTATCAAGAAAGGTAAAATATCCCAAGAAAGCAGATCAGGGATTCTATTTGTATCTTCCTGAAGACCTTACGATTGATATTCTCATGGAATACAATAACGGAGTAATCAAACAGAAATGGAACTGGTTGAATAGAATCTTTAATCCTCAGGGATTTGGTAAAGTATCTTTCGACTTAGATAGAAACAGTGAAGGACACATTAAAACCATCGTTCTTGGTCAGAACACAAGGTTATTAATACCAACTGGTATTCATATTGAAGAATTCACTCCAGTTAAATCCGTACTGAAAGCTGCAAATGAAGAAACTAATTCCATCAACAGTGGGTTAGTATACGGTATAGAAGTACTTGGTCAAGTTCCAGGAGATGAAGTAGTGGTAAGTGTATTCAACCCAACTTCTGAGATTATTGGAATCGAAGCTGGAAGTGTATTAGTTCAAGTATTACATTTATTCTCTTATCATACAGTACCAGAAAAAGAATAGTTACTATGGATATTTCCAATCTGAAAGAAAAAGCCCCTGAAATCAAACAGGGGCTTGAACTTGAGAATATGTATGAGATTGGCTATCGTCAATTAGACTGTTATAAACCTTTAGAAAGGTTACCAGAATATCCCATGGATATTAACAGTACTAAAAATCAATCTCTTATGAAAACCCTTATATCTCAAGTAGTAGAGGAGTTAATGGAGGGTTATGAATCTACTTCTAATATAAATGATATTCTAGAAAACAAGGGGTGGAATACCAATTTATATACCGACGTAGAAGAGATTCAGATAATCAACAATCTACAGAATGCTAATGAAGAACAAGCAGATGCAATAGGATTCTTCTTATCAGCTTTGATATATGCTAATATATTGCCAGAGGATATCTATAGTTGGGCAAACAAAGAACTGACTAAAGGGCAAAAGGCAGTAGAAAATTTAGAAGACGTAATGGCATTCGGTATTCATATGATTTTAGAGATGGATGCCGTTAGTAGTATATTCAAAAATTTCAAGCTAATATCCGAAACAATTGAGGATAAAACTTCCGAGTATATAAAGGGATTCAAGAAAATGAGTCCAAATTTGCATACTGATGAGAAAAATATTTTGTTTCAGATAGTGTATGTTTTGAATCTTGCTAGAAATACCCTTAAGAATCGTACATGGAAACAGTCACCAGTAATAACTAAAGAACTAGAATTCCAGGATAGGCTGGTAGAGGCATTCTATTATTATATAGGATTCCTATCAATAATGGGATTTACTCCATTGGGTATATACGAGCTGTATTTCAAGAAAGAACGGTTGAATGAATGGAGAATCACTACACAATATTAATGAAAGGAGGTATTTGTGTCAGGTTGGAATAAACAATTAAATGGCTTAGAGCTTAATACAGAAGAGCAAATCCATTCATTAGAATTTGCTACTTCACAAGAAGCATGGGAAAAGTTAAATGAAGGATTTCTAAGACTAGAATCATCTTTATTTGCAAAAGGTGCTACCGCAAACAGTGGAGTAGCTGTGGTATATAACGTATTTATAAAAATACGTAAAGCTTGGGTAGACCCAGACTTTGATTATGGTAGATGTTTCAATTATAAAGAGACTAAGTGGACAAGCTTACTGAACAATTACATTGATTTCAATAAGCTTGATTTATTGCGTAGTAAGCTGAGAGTACTAAAAACCAAGTATAATCAGAATTACAACGTTACTTATATGTTTAATAATCATCATGATAACGGTAAACAATGTTTAATTGCTGCTACATTCTCCAAACGATTTGGGGAAGACATACCTGTTATTACAATGGTAATCAGGGCATCCGAGATAACAAAAAGGTTAATCTTCGACTTCTTACTAATACAACGAATGGCGGAATATGTGTACGGACCAGAACAATCAGTACAAATCAATTTATTTGCCACTCAAATGTATGGGAATGTAGAAACACTTCTGATGTATCATACTCATAAACCTTTGAAGAAGGTATTAAAGGGAACTGATAAGAAAAATTCTTGGATAAAGAGGTTGAATGAGGTATTTGATAAATTTCAAAACGGTAAAGAGAAAGATTTCTCTAGTTTTAAGGTATTCTTTAGAAGTTTTAAAGTGCTTCGACCCGATTTATATAAGGAAACATATAAATCTATGAAAGCAAAGGAATTACTTCTTGAATATGAAGATATCGAATATCCCGAGAATGTAATCTCTTACTCTCAACGTAAAGCATATAAGAAGAAACTTTTAAAACAGAAGAAATGAGAATTTATAGCAGTAGTTATGAGTTAATGTCTGAAATGGGCAGAGAACTCAACAGTTATGGTCAAACTGTAAAACCAAAGACTTACCAGAATAAGAATATTGAAGGTAATGAAGATTTTGTAACTAAAGAGATCATTTGCCAACAATATTGCTTAACTTCTTTGCAAGATCCAACGTGGTTATTCTTCTATTCAAGGTCTAGGGAATGGGCAGATGCTGAGTTCCAAGAAAGGATTAATACTTCTGAGGTAATTAACCCGGGCAAAGCTTGGGAATTAAGAAAAGACTTATGGGAACAGTTTTTGGTAGATGGTAAATTTGATTATACCTATAACGAAAGGATGGTAATTCTTCCCTATACCATACAATTACTAAGATCAGATTCTGATACTCGTAAAGCGGTATTACCTATATTTAATGGTAATGGTGAAGATGATACTCTTTATTATCATGGTAATAAACGTATACCCTGCTCTATGTACTATGATTTCCTTATCCGAGAGAATAGTAAGAGAGAGAAGGTATTACACATTTGCTATCACCAAAGAAGTTCGGACTTTGTTACTCACTTTGGTAATGATGTATACCTTGCATGGAGACTAATGGAATATGTAGCTAAAGAGGTTGGAGTAAAACCAGGTTATTTGTATCACACCATAGACTCATTACATACTTATCAAAAAGACTGGGATAAGTTAGCCAGTTCTCTAAGAGTATTTGAGGATACTATCATATAATAATTTCTATATAATTTCTATTTTGTTTTGATGTCATTTTCGCAAAATGATTTAAAGTAACTCATATCAGGTTTAAGGAAGTAGGTCTGGGAAGATATACTTCCTTATTTTATTTAAAAAACTTCTAGTATGGAAACGAAATATAAGATTATAACCAATAAACAAGAGCTAAAGAAACTTATCCAATGCTGTAAGCAAACTGGTTATGCTTCTGTAGATTTTGAAACAAATGCCGAGCCAATATATAATAAATCTTTTAAACCCACTATATTATCAGTAACTTTTCAACCGGGTTTTGGATGTTCTATACTTTTAGACCATTTCGAAACAAAGAAGTATACTTCTAGTGGTTGGAATTGGAAAAAGATGCTTCGTAAATTTGGTGAAGAGATAATTGAAAATCCAAATGTAGTTAAGGTTGCTTGGAATTATAAATTTGATGATCAGATATTTCAGAAGTATAATATCTATTATCGAGGAGTATGTTTGGATGGTATGCTTGCTAAATATCTCTTGAATGAAGAAAACCCAATGATTTGAAGTCCATGGTAAGAAGGTATTTACCAGAATATGGAGATTATGAAAAGCAAGATAAATTCGATAAGATTCCATGGGATAAAAAAGAAATGGAACCTCTTTGCCACTATGGATGTCAAGATACTGATTATACTCTTAGATTAATGCTTTTCTTCGAAAAGAAGCTAATTGACTTGGGATTATATAATACTTACCGTAATTTAATCATGACTGCTTCTAGGGTATTAACTTCTGTAGAAAAGAATGGTTTATATGTAGACAGGGCATTCAACCAAGAATTATTAGATTCTTACTTACCAAAGATAGAAGCAGCTAAGGAAGCAATATATAATTTACCTAGAGTAAAGAAGTTTACTAAACGATATAATCAATCCAAGATTGAAAAATATATTGCTAAATTAGAGGAAGAGATAGAAAATTTAGACCCTAGAGTAGATAAGAGAAAGATACAATCTAGGGAACAAAAGATTGCTAATATACGAGCAGGAGTTTTTACTACGAAAAAGGAATTAGAGTTAATTAGACCTGTAAGTTTAGGTAGTTCAGTAGATTTACCTCAATTAATGTATTCAGAGGAAGGATTTAATTTTGAGGTAATCAAAAAGAATGATTCTGGTAAACCAAGTACAGATGAAGAAACACTCACTAATTTAAGGTTAACAGTTAAAAAACCTGATTCACCTAAAGCAGTATTCCTAGATAGTTTATTAGAGTTGAGAGGTTTAGAGAAAATGTATAAAACCTATATAGAGGGTTGGCATGAGAAAACTCAAGATGATGATAGACTACACGGAAGATTCCTTATTCATGGAACTACATCGGGAAGATTATCTTCAGCAGAGCCCAATGCTCAGCAAATACCCAAGACATCAGTAGACCCAAATATAAAGAAACAATTGGTTGCTCCAAAAGGAACCCTTTATATTGCTAGTGACTTTAGCCAGGCAGAGTTAAGAATTATGGCTCACTTATCTGGAGATGAAACTTACTTAAATGCTTTTAATTCAGGTCAGGATCCTCATTTGGCAATTGCTGCTACTAAATATCATGTATCTTATGATGAAGCTTTAAAAATATATGAAGATGAAAACCATCCAGATCATAAGATATGGAAGGTAAGGAGAAAGCAAGCTAAACAGATTGCATTTGGACTTATTTATGGTATTGGTGCTAAATTACTAGCAGTAAAATTATCTGACCCCAAATCGGGTATCATAGTTACACCAGAAGAAGCCCAAAAGGAAATGGATATATTCTTTGGTCAACATCCCAAGTTAAAAATCTTCTTAAAGAAACAAGAGAAGTTCCTTAGAAAGAATGGGTACTTAGTTTCTTTATTTGGTAGAAAACGAAGATTACCCCAAATTTATTCTTCAGATAGAGGAGAAGAAGCTTATGCTTTACGATTAGCCTTGAATTTCCCTTGTCAATCTGCAGCATCAGATATGTGTTTATTTGGAAGTATATTAATATACTACCTTATGAGACAAGGAAAATTACCTCCTACAAAATCAGTATGCTTGGTTCATGATGCTAATTACCAAATCACTAAACCAGAAAATATAAATACCTGGAGTATTTATGAGATGTGGCAAATTTATCGAAACCCATTAACTAAACCCTATTTTGGTTTTCAGATAGATGATGTTACTATGGACATGGATTTTGTCATAGGTAGATCTATGGCAGAAGAACTACCTTTTATTCCTGGATATGATTATAGGAAAATGCTTGAGCCAGATTTTTCAGTAGAAGAATATATGGAAGAACATAAGAAGTATAAACATATACCTATTTCAGAGTATAAGAAACGTTTTAACAAACAAATGAAACAATATGAAGAAGATTTTAAACGGACCCACTGTATGGAGAGCTAAATGCCCAGTATGTGATTGTGAATTTGAATATGATGTAAGTGAAACTATAAAGGTTTATGATAAAACTACTCTGGATGTTTTTAGGATAATACCATGCCCAGGTTGTAAAACCAATATAAAGCATTCAGATTCAGTATCTACCACTACAGAAACGAGAAGAGAGGATACTATGACAACATAACTAATTAAAATTTTAGATTATGGAAAATGACACATTAAAGAAAGAGGCTGACAAGGTAATCAATGTAACTTACATGTTATCTGGAGTATTAGAACAATCATTCCAAGAAATGGATGAAATTTTGGATAGATTACACAAAAGACTTCACCATGAAGACCGAAGGTTAATCAACTCTATCCGAAAACATATAAAATTTCTCAATTCAAACATAGAATCACTCAGAACTCATTCACTTTCTAAGATGGATGAAGAAACAGTAGAATGCTTTGATGATACTACTCTTAGATTTTATGTAATCTTCATGAAATTACTTGAAGTTGCTGGTATAGATTACCTTTGCGATTTACGATTATACTCTCTGTATAATCTGTTAGACAAATACCAATCCCTTACTAGTTATCCCAAATTAGATTCTAGGGCTAAGATTGCTTTCCTACAAGTTAAGAGAGATATTGAAAATGGTCAGTATTCTGCAGAAGATATGAAAAACGTTTTTAAGTTGAAAGATGAAAACCGAGATAAATAAACTTAAGGTAGTATTTGAGGGTAGAACCTTAGAAATAGATATTCAAAAGGAATTATCTATCAATGAGAACTTATTAAATTCTCAGCTAAAGGATTCTCCCTCTAGTTATTATATACTTGCTTCATTAAGAGATAAGTATATAAAACAAAGAGATGCTTTAGCAAGAGAAAAAGAGGAAGCATATTCTGCTGCATGGGTATTTATAAAAGATTCCAATGAGAGGTTCAATAATGATTACGTATCTCATAAAGCTAATATAAACCCCAAATATAAATCTATTTGCAAAAGGTATCTAAAGGCTGCAGCTAAAGCTAATAAATTTATAGCCATCTGTAAAGCTTATGAGAGTAGAGAGGGCATCTTAAGAACTCTTAATGCCAATATCCGTAAGTTACAGTAGGAACTATAAAAGATTACTAACTAAATTTTATAAATATGTATAATTTACAACTTATATCAACTCTAGTAGCTAAGAAGCTTGGTAATAGTATTCCAGGTTTACCCGTAGAAAATAAAATCTTGGTATATTCTCCCAAAGAGATTAATACCACTGCTTCTAGTATTATTATTCCGGATATGGTAAAGGAAGGAGTTCCTCGTAAGGGTGTTGTTATTAAATCTGGTGTAATCACAGAAGAATATCAAACTTACAAGGACCACGTGGAAATCGGTCGTATAATCGAATATGGATTGTATGCTGGTAAAGAACATCAATTCGATAAAAACTGTTTACCTCAGGAATTACAACCCTTTTATGAAAAGGGTCTGTTCACCGTATTAGCTTTAAATGAGATTTCATACTCAGAACCCAATAACTTAGATTGATATGATTAAAGATAAGGACAAAAAGAAAAAGAAATTATCTTCTAGTGGCATGACTACTAAAGATAAGATGTTAGCCCGGAAAAAACAATTAGAATCCAAGGGTAATGGTAGTGGATTGGTATTCCCTAAAGAGGGAACCTTAAGAATGAGAATCAAATCCCCAGGTGATGATCAAGAATTGGGTATTGAATTGATTCAGTTCTATCTGAATAAAGATTTGGGAGGAGTTATTTCCCCGGCTACTTTTGATGAACCATGCCCATTTATGGAAAAGTATCAGGAACTGAAAAACTCAAAAGACCCAGATGACCAGGAACTTGCAAAGATGCTGGTACCAAGAAGAAAATACGTAGTGGGTGGAATAGTATATTCAGATGAGAAAGGTACTAAGGTAGATTATGAAGGAAAAGATAGGGGAGTATTAATCCCAAGATCAGTATACCAGGATATTATCGACCTTTACTTGGATGAAGACGAAGCTGGAGATATGACAGACCCAAGAACTGGATACGATATAAAAATTATCCGTTCTGGTTCAGGTAAGAATGATACTACATATTCAGCTCGTGCATGTAAACCTACTAAACTTGACAAGAAGTATTTAGGTAACGTAGATTTGGAATCCATAGTAAGATCTCAGATTAAAGATTACGATGAACTGGAGGAAACTTTGGCATCATTCTTAAAAGAAGGAAGAGATTCTGATGAAGAGGATGAAAAACCAAAGAAGAAAAAGAAAGGTATTCATAAAGATCATTACATGGATGACGATGAGCCTAAGAAGAAAAAGAGAAAGTATAAGTCAGATATTTGATAAATTGGTTTTATAAATGGTTGGTAGAGGAGGTAATTCAAGAAATTGGTTATCTCCTTTATTTATGTTAATACATTACAGTATGGCAAAAGGAAAAGTGGGTTTAAAAGTTCCCTCTAAAAACGAATTACTAAAGAAATATGGGTCATCAATAGTACTTGCTTCTGAAACAAAAGAAACAGGTCTATGGTTACCCAGTACTTTCTTTGCATTGAATTATACCTTTGGTGGAGGAATCCCATTTGGTAAAATCCTAGAAGTAGCAGGAGAAGAATCCTCTGGTAAATCACTTATAGCTTACAACTTTGCTTATTCATGTCAACAACTTGGAGGGCATGTAATATGGGTGGATGCCGAACAATCATGGATGAATTCCTGGGCTCAAACTAATGGAGTTGATCCAGAAAGAGTTACAGTAGTTAATGATACTCGTATTGAGAATGTTGCGGATGCAGTAGCAGACTTAGCATTATATTTCAGATCTCAGTTAATACACAATGAGCCCATACTTCTGGTAATAGATTCAGTTGCTGCTATGGATTGTGCAGATAACATAGATTCAAAAATGACGGATGCTAAAGCAGAGATGGGAGGTAGAGCAAAGGCTTTGTATAAATACTTCCGTATCAGAAGCGAATTATTTTATCGACTGGGAGTTACACAGATTTATATTAATCAATTAAGAACTGCATTGAATGTTGGATTCGGAAAAGATAATACAACAACTACAGGAGGCGCAGCACTTAAGTTCTACGCTTCAATCAGAGCTGCTTTCTATTCAGGAAGATCTATCACTGTTAAGCAAAAGGGTAAAGAACGCAAAGCTGGGAAACTCGTCACGGTTCGACTTATTAAAAATAAAGTTGCTCCTCCAAGACCTACAATCAGCAAATGCCCAGTATACTTCAATCCTAAGTTCCATGAGGTTGGATTTGATAGATGCTTTGGATTAGAAGATGTATTGGTAGAAAATGATATAATCATTAAATCCTCTGGTGGAGTATATAAACTCAAGGATAAAACTCTTGCAAGAGGAGAGGAGAAATTTCAAAAACTTTTGGAAGAAGACGACGACTTAAGAAGAAAGCTTTTAAGGAAAGCAGATATAAATACCATTGGTACTACTCGTAAGAAACTAGAAGCTCTTACAGAAAACTGTTATCCCATAGATGGAGTAGAATACGAATCCTATAATGAATCAGAAGACGAAGAGGAGGAAGACGATGAGTAAGAAAACAATATTACTAATAGATGGAGAGAATATACTTCATCAAAGTTTCCACAAATTCGAAAAGCTTAAGTCTACCGATGGAAAACCAAGTGGAGCAATATTCGGATTTTTTAGATCATTACATGGGTTCCTACATAGGTGGGACCCAGATGAGGTTATTATAACTTTTGATAATGGACACTCTCCTTATAGAGATGCCTTGTTACCAGATTATAAGGGACATAGGAAAAATATTTCAGTAGATTATGAATCTCTTCAATCTCAAAAACGTATTATTATGGGTATGCTTAAGTTCCTAAGAATTAAATATGTTTTTGATAAGCATAATTCTACTAAATATGAAGGAGATGATTTCTTAGCATACCTAGTTTTAAATAAAAAACCCACTGAGAAGGTAATCATAATATCATCCGATAAGGACTTTAATCAACTTATCGGTAAAGACGTAAAGATAAACAATCCAAGAAAAGATGAGATGATTCATCAGGGTAATTGTAAGGAACTATTCGGATATTCTCCTGAAGAAACAGTAGATTACCTTTCAATGGTGGGAGATACTTCGGATGATATTAAGGGTATACCAGGTATTGGTCCTGTAAAAGCTAGGAAAATATTGGACGAATATGGTACTTTGGATAAATTTCTAGAGCATCATCATCAAACTTCTCATGTAGAGATTGCAGAAAGGAATAAGAAGCTTATAGATTTAAGATTATTTCAAAAAGAAGTACCATTATCCAAGTTACCTATGAAAAAGTTTGCTAATAAGGAGATAAAATACAAGAAATTCAAAGAAGTCTGTATCGAATACTCTTTAGCATCCTTTATGACAAATGAATTTATGAAACCCTTTAAAGATTTGTTATCATGAAAAGAATTATGTTTGTAGGGCCAAGTGGAATAGGAAAAACCACTTTGGCAAAGTTCATAGAAACCAAATATGGTATACCCTTTATATCTGGTAGTATGTCAGATTTAATGCCCGATACAAAAGAGATGCACCATGCTGAGTTTTTACACCAAGGATGTGGAGAACTCATAAACAAGGATTATCAATTGTTGAATCTGAGAAATAAGCTTTTCAAGGATAAAGAAACTTTTGTAACAGACCGTAGTTATGTAGATTTAGCAGCTTATTTCATATATAAACAATCTACTAATATCCCCGAATGTGAAGTAGATGCTTTCTTAGATATATGCAAAGATCTTACAGTTCAACAATGTGATTTATTAATATACCTTCCCTTGAGTATGTACAATATGAAAGAATGGCCAATGGAAGACAATAAGAAGAGAATCATAAATAGATATTATCAGGCTCAGATGTCAGATATAATGGGTAACCTGTTAACTCAGTGGAGTACTTTAAGTGTAATAGATATATTAGTAGTACCCCAATTAGATTTCTACGACAGAATACACATGATAATGTCAAGATTGGATTAATATGAAGAAACAAGTAATAGCAATAGTTTTCTCGGATTTACACCTAAATTTATGGGCTAAATTCAATGAAGACAATAAAAGAACCCTGAATCATTTCAGGGTTTTTGTCGATTATACAAGAGAAATGTAAAGAGTATAATTGCCCAGCACTATTCTGTGGAGATTTCTTCCATAAGCCAGAAACTATGGATCAAGATCTTATGGAATTGACCTATGAGAAATTTAAGGAATTAGAGTTAAGAGAAAACCAGGTAGAGATATTCTCTATATCAGGAAACCACGACTTAAAGAAAGTTAGCTTTATAGGTAATAAACCTTTTTCATGGGTTAA